AAGGGCGCGCCGGCGAAAGGCTGGGGATTGCCGCGTTTATGGTTTGCTGGGCTTTTTGCGCGGCGTTAGCGGCGTCAGCGGCATTGGTCGCGGCATCGACGCCGGGCACTTCAGGTATGCCGCCGAAACGCGCTTCGATGTTCACGCCCGGGATGCTGTTCAGCAGCTCGATCACGCCGTTTACGGCCTTGGTGAAAATGCCGACGATGCTGTCCCATGCGGCCTTGGCCATACCTGACCAACCGCCCATGGAGTTAAACCAGTCGGACAGCTTCTGGAGCTTGTCGGCGACGAACTGGAACGCGGCCGTGTTCATCAGGGCGGACGTCCATTCGTCCCAGTAGTAGACCGCCGCGACAATGACGGCCACCAGGGCGAGAACACCCACCACAATCCACACCATCGGGTTGGCCAACAGCGCCGCGTTGACCAGCCAGATCGCGCCCTGCCAAAGCAGCATGGCGCCGCGCACCAGGGCAAGGCCGGCGCTGAGCGTGTAGATCACGGCCATGTAAGCCAGGATCGCCAGTTTCTGCAGGACGAAGCCGGCAACGGTGCGCAGGTTCAGCAACTGCACGACCTTCCACACCGATAACAGGCCCAGCCAAGTCATCCGTGCAACGCCGACCACGACGGTCAACAACGACATGGCGCCGACGATCGCCATGATGGTCAGTGCGGTGATGCCGATCACACGGGTAATGTTGGGAAACAGCTGCGACCAGCGCACCAGGGTTTTACCGATGTCGACCATCTTGCTCATGAACGGCGTCAGTACCGGTATCAGCACCTGGCCAAATACCACACGCATGACCTCGACCAGGGACGCCCACTGTTGCCACGGATCGACCATGGCACGGGCCATCTGCTCGGCGTTCTCCAGTCCGCGCACCTTGCCCAACTGCTCGATGCCGTTACGCAGTCGATCGGTATCCTTGGCCAACGCGCCAATCACCTGGGCGCCTTCGCCGCCGAAGGCCTCCATTAACTTGGCCCCGGCCGACGCGCTGGTCAGATCACCGAACTTGCCCTGCAGCTTGTCCAGAATCGCCATCATCGGCAGGACTTTGCCCTGCTGATCAGTGAACTGCATGCCGAGCTTTTCCGATGCGGCGCCGATGTTCTCGAAGAACGCTTTGTAGCGTCCGCCGGCGTCGCCGCCTTCCATGGTGCTGCTGAGCGTGCCGATCACCGCCATCTGTTCGGCAAGATCGACGCCGGATGTGGTGGCGATCGCGCCGGCTTCCTTGAACGCATCTTTCATCGCCGCGCCGCTGGTGCGAAACAGCTGCACAGCCAGCGCCGTTTGCCCGCCGAGCTTTTCTACCCACGCGCCTTTCCCCATCGCGTCGGCTTGGGACTTTTGCAGGTTGTAGAGCGTGCCGACGTATTCGCCCATGGTTTCGGCGTCGGACTTGGTGGCCTTGGCCAGAAGGTTGCTGGTGTTGGTAAAGGTGGCGAGCTGGTTGCCGGCGAGTCCCTTAATTGCGCCCTCGATCAAGTACGCCGACGCTACAAAGTCCTTGGCGTTTTCACCGTAATTCACAGCGAACTCCAAAGATTTGTTGTTCAGTGCAGTCAAGGCGTCGTCGGCCACGCCCAGCGATCGGACATCGCCCAGGGCACGATTGACGTCCAACGCCGGCGCCATGGCCTGTTGAATCCCGACGACCGCCGCCGTCACACCGCCCATGCCCAAGCCGATCGTTTTAATGTGCTTTTCGCTTTGATCAGCAAGCTCGGAAAAGCCCATTTTCACCTTGCCCAGCGGCGCGGTGACCTTGTCCTGCAAGCTGAGAATGAAAGCCAGGCTGGCGCTACGGTCTGCCAAAGTCGTTATCCGTTCAGCGCAAGGGCGATGCCGTTAGCCACGGCGAACTCCATGCGTTTCCAGTATTCGTCCTCCAACCACTTGGCGGTTCCCATCGCCTCGGGCGTGGGTTCCGTACCAGGTAGCCATCGGTTCGTCAGGGCCATGAGCTGGCCCAAGCCGTTTTCGCTTAGGCGCTCAGCGTGCTCGTGCGCTTTTTTACGATCACCTCAACGTTCGGCGCGTACTCCTCGAGCAGCGCGCCGGCGATCTGCATCACCATCACCGGGTTGGCCAGCAACGGTTTCAACGTGGCCTTTTCCTCTTGCTTGACGGTGGTCATCAACAGGTTGTTGCCTGGGGCGACCTTGTTGGTTTGGGTCAGGGCGTTGAAATACTTGGTGACGTCAGCCGGGGTCAGGTTGAAGGTGAATTCCGCTTCGCCGACTTCCAGGGTGATTTCGGTGTTGTTCTGTTGGCTCATGGGGTTGGTCTCTTGTAGAGGTTGGGAAAAGTGGTGTCCTGGGGTGCTGGCGATCGCAGGCACACGCCACGGGCGTATTGCTGGAGTCCGAGAATCATTTGCCGGCTTAGGGCCAGCTGATTACGGAGGGTGAAATAATCCGGTCGAGCGTCTGTTGCGAGTTCGGCGCGTCCTGCATCAGCCACGCGGGCGGTGCCGGCGGCGGCGGGCACAGATCCGGCGTCGGGACAGGTGGCGCGGACATGCAGCCGGCCAGTGCCACCGCCAACAGCGCGGCGCAGGCGCTCGTTTTCAGTGAGTGCATCGGTCAATTCCTTGGTGTTTCGTTGGTCGATCGCGTCCCGCTCGGCGAGCATTTCGCCGCTGATTCGGGCCGCTTCGCGCAACCCGACGACCTCCGTTTTCAGGCCTTTCAAGTCTTTCAGCGCTTCATCACGTTGATCCACAACCCGGATGAACCAATACAAGGGCACCAGGGCAGTAATCAGCATCACGATCAGCGCGAGCCGTAGCGGTGGAATCGTCATTTCAGACAAACCTCCACTTCAGCCAGCCGGCGGTTGTGCAAGCCTGGAACAAAGTGCTTGTGGCCCTGGGCGTCGGTCACATAAGCCCATACCGGCGTCTTGCCGTCCGGCGCCCATGCCAAAGCGTTGCAGCCCTCGGCGATCCGGCCGGCGTTGATAAGCGCGACCGCTCGACTGGCGCAGGTGCTGGTCACACCGAAGTTGTGGCCGTGACTGGTGAGGGCGTCGAACGTGTTCTGGCTGGCATTCGGGTTGGTGATGCACTCGGCAAGCTGCAACTGAGTTTTGCGGATCACCAGTCGCTCCACCTCGGCGCACTTGGCGGGTGACCAGTAGTCGCCAACGATGACCGGATATGGGCTGGTAAAACGAGTGATGCCCTTGCAAACCGTGGGCAGTCCCCCTGCGAGCTTGTCCGCATAAACGGTGTTCTGGCCGTTGCCTTCCCAAGTGCCCAGGAAGATCACCAACGGAGCGCTGGCCAGCGCGATTGCACCGGCCGTAATCCTGCCGCGCAGGCTCATGGGAACCACGCTCGCAACAGCGCTGGCACGACCATTTGCAGCACGGAAGCGACCACCGTGAGAATGGTCAGCAAGCGGCCGACCTTCGCGCCGATGTCGTTCACCGCGACCGTCAGGTTCTGCTGGCCAGCGTTCAGTTCCGACAGTTGCCCGGCCATATGTTCGAAACCTTGTTCCAGTTTGGTCACGCGGGTTGGCACGGTTTCGTGGCGGTCTTCCAGCTCGCCCAGTCGGTGTTCGAAGACAGCGAATTTCTGTTCCAGCGCTCCGAGGCGCAAGGCGTCAGTGGTCATCAGCGTTTACTCTGCTCAAAGCCCGTTTGGCACGGGACACACCGCGTTTTACCGCCCAGTGCCTGCCGCGCCGGCGGGATTTTGTTGTCGCAGTCCTGGCAATGGGTCAGGCTCGGCCCGACCGGCACAGGTGTCAGCAACTGGGCTTTGATCGCCTGGTCGCGTTGGCGCTGCTCCAGCTCCTGAGCGCGGTCGAACCAATCCACCATTAACGGATCCCCTCGATCTCGGTAGCGTCGAGGTACGGAACGCCGTTGATGTGAATAAAGTCCGGACTGGTGACGTCAAACGGCACCTTGTGTTTGGTCTTCTCGCCACCTTTGGGATCGATCGACAGCAAGCTGGAGATCTTCACCTTGCAGCCGAAGGCCTCCACGCGCAGTTCCTCGTCCTCGCCGGCCTTGGCGAAGAACACCGCATCGAACGGCTTGAGCTTGCGAAAGCTGCCCGCCGATCGCGCCGCATCGATCAGCAACTGAAAGTTGGAGCTGTCCAGTTCCAGTTCGCCGGCAGCGGCCACGTCGCCCTCCACGTAGCCGTCAGGCACGCCCCGGGTTTGGGCCACAGCCGAGTTGTCGGTAATGTCCAGGGTGCAGCTCTCGACGTGCAGCGACAGATCGCCCAGGCTCACGTCGAAGTTCTTGCCGCCAATTTTTGCCATGGGGCGTTACTCCGCTTTGTCAGTGGAAAGATCCAGGGCGATATTCGCCGTGAGGTCTTTCGGGCAGTTGAGGGGTTTGAGCTTGATGAAGGCCGCGACTTTGGTTTTGCTCTGCCACTCCAGCACCAGGTCGCCGTCTTTCGGCGGCTCGATGTCACCGGGGAACACCTCGCCGTTGAACTTGATGGACTTGGCCATCGCACGCAGTGGCGCCATCAGTTGGTTGGTGTTCACCGCCATGCTGTTGGGCGTGTTGTTCAAGCGGCGATCGGCGACACGGCGGATCAGCAGCGGGCGAATCAGGCGAGCGGCCTTATCGGTGATGCGCAGGTATTCCACGACCTGAAAGTCACTGCCCGGGGTGTCCAACATGTTGCAGTCCCCCCAGTACACGCCCGGGTAGTCGGGGTAGGTCTGGGTGACGGAGAACCGCGCCCGATCCAGTTCACTGCGCACAGCGGACGGCAGCGGGATCAGCTCCATATCGATAGGCACGTCGCCAAGTCCCAACACCGGGCCGGTGGCCACGCGCATCGGACTATCAGCAATGCTGACTGCAGAATTAGCCAAGCGGCCAGCCAGCACGCCCAAGTCATTGCCGTGCAGTTGCGGTACAGGTGAAACGCGCGGCGCTGCCAGACCCGCTACCAACGCTTTTTGCTCGGTGAGGTACTGCGCCCAGGTCTGGTCGACGGCGATGCCGGCGCTGCTCGCCAAAAAGAAAACCCGGCGGCCGTAGGTGTTGTTCAGGGCAACGGCCGCGTCATGCATGGCCGAAAGTTCGTCCCCCTTTGTCACAGGTTTGGTGACGATTACCCCCTCCACCGACACCCCTTGTTGCTGGGTTTTCTCCAGAGCGGTGGCCCAGTCGCCTTCGGGGCCGATCGGGGCCGCCATGCAGGCCCAGCGCTGGCCACCGTTCAGACGTGCGGCGGTGATTTGGGTTTTCAGATCGCTCGCCGGAACGCCCAGGGCGGCGTCCAGATCGCTGTCGGTGTTCAGCGGAATGACCTGGCCGACGTTTTTGGCGGCGGGGCCGATGAAAAGAAAGTAACGCTCAACCTCTGTCACGGCGCCCTGGCCTAGATTGAGATTGTCGACGGTGACTTGACCGAGTGCCATGCAGTGCCTCGTTAGCGGGGTGAAGTTAGGATTTGTTGCAACACCTGGTTAATCAGGAGATTGGTTTCGCGTTCGGTTTCGGCGCCGATGAACTGGCGTTTCGGCAGCGTGATTTCCCAGCTCTGCGCGCCGGTGCTTTCGCTGCGCTGGTCGTCTAGGATCCGGATCAGCAAACCGGCTTTGGCGTAGTTCACATGCTCTTGAATCCACGCCACCGACGGCCGGGTCAGCGTCTTTTTGCCCGCTTGGCGCACACGGAAGCCCAACCGCCGCAGGCGCTTGGCTTGCTTGTCGGTTGCTGCCAAACCCGGTGGGGTCTTGTTCCATCGGCGCATCTGCTGGGCGGTGCGGCGCTCACTGACGCCGTTGTGTTGCTGCGCGGCGACCCATCGGGTCAGGGCGTTTTTCCAGCCCAACTCCGCTTCATCAGCGGACACCCGGGTGACCACC